GCGATTGATTCTGCAATCAAACATGCTCCGAGCAGTTTGCAGGCATCAGCAGCACTGCTGCCTCTTGCGTCAAAGATCAATGATCTCAAAGAAGATGAACCGAAGGCCGAGTCATGACCACACAGTACGCTGATCTCTCGACTGTCTCGGGACAAACATTGACGGCCAATCTGTTTGCAGTCGATGGTGATACTATCCTTTTCACGGCAGATAGTGTAACCGAGCGAACCAACGCAAAGGGCGTGTATCGCTGCACGTTTGGCGAAACATCAGCCATCAGCGGTACGTTTCGCCTGATCATGTTCAGTGGTGCTGTTCCGATGGCGTCGGGGATCAGGGTATTTGCAGGGGCTGACACGGAAGTTGCTGTCGAACAAGGGTTTGTGACTGGGGTTGCCGCCAACGCAATCACAGCATCATCCCTTGCGACAGATGCAGTTGGCGAGATTGCGGATGGTGTCTGGGACGAGGCCTACAGCGGCCACACCACAGCAGGCACATACGGGGGGCGGATTGTCCGAGCCACAAGCAGCAATGTCGAAGTACAGATCACGGGCAGCAACCATATCGCCGCCGATGTGCATGAGTTCCAGACTGGTGTGATTGAGGCAACAGACTTTGCGGCAGGTGCAATCACGTCCACAGTTATCGCAGCCGATGCAATCACATCGAGTCAACTGGCAGCCAGTGCTGTGACGGAGATTCAGAGTGGCTTGGCGACGACAACCCAGCTAACGACTGTCGAAGGCAAGATTGATACCATCGACAACTATGTTGATACGGAAGTGGCTGCGATTAAAGCAACCACAGACAAACTTGACACAACCGTCGAACTGGATGGTGCCGTTTATCGGTTTACTACCAACGCACTGGAACAAGCACCTAGTGGTGGTGGCGGCAGCACTGATTGGACAGCCAACGAGCGTACAGCAATTCGCACTATTCTTGGTATTCCCGGAGCAGGCACTACACCTGCTGATCCTGTAGACGGCGTTCTGTACGACATTAAGCAGAAAACTGATCAAATAGGATCTGTTGGTGCCATTACCTCATTGCTTGCAGGTGCAGTCCTCGAACCCGGCACCATCACTTCTTTCCCAGAAATTATCACGATAGGAGATTCGTACACGGTTCAAAATGGCCGCTCAATCAACATTCCAATCGTAGATACAGACGGCAACCCAATCTCTACTACAGGATCACTTAACTTTGCTGATGCAACAGCATACTTTACAATCAGCAGAGCAAATGAGACTGACCCTGCAAGAATCATCACAGGAACAGCAACCTTTGTTGATCCTCCGGGAACAGGAACCTCCGCCGCAGAAACACCCTATGCCCGCATCGAACTTTCTTCCTCAGAAACTTCTAAAGGGTTACTGAAGTACAAATACAGTGGCGTATTGACATTTGTGTGGCCCGGAACAGGAACAGAAACAATGTCATTCGAAACTGAAACAATCACCTTCGATAACTGAAAACCGACACCCCCATGTCCATTCAGCTAGACGTTAAGCCTTGGCAGTCGTACATCAAAGGCAATGTGCAGATCGACATACCTGATCCAATCTATGAAAACAATAAGTTGATTGGCTGGAGAAAGTTGAAGATTCAACTCTATGACGTTTTGACATACCTGCCGGATTACGATCCGTTTCAATCAGCAGACGATTACTATTTCGATACAGAAGAAGTAATTCGTATGCTCGACTTCATTGTGACAGAATGCTGCTTTCCAGAAGGTTATCTGACAGGATTGCCATTTGTGCCAGAACGCTGGCAGGTTGCTGTCTACTGCAACCTGTTTGGCTGGAAGCACAAGGAAACACATCTCCGCAGATACAGAGAATGCTTCATTCTTGTCCCACGAAAGAATGGCAAAACTGCTGGCTTTGGATCAATTCTGAGTCTGTATATGTTTTTCTGTGATCAGGAGAAACGTAGCCAAAATTTCTGTTGTGCAGCAGACGTTGAACAGGCGTCTGTCAACTTCCATCACTGTCGGTACATGATCGAAAACAACCCTCGGTTATTAAACCGTTTGAGAGACAAGAAGGTTTACAGGTCTACTCGATCATTTGAGCATACTGATGGGGCAACATTCAAAGTTCTTTCTTCTGTTGCAGAAACTAAACACGGACTGTCACCAAACTTCGCCTACATAGACGAAGTACATGCTCATGACAGTAGTGAATTGATCGACGTAATGATTACAGGTACAGCAGCACGCCAACAACCCCTGATTGTTTACACAACCACAGCCGACTATGATCGCCCATCCGTTTGCAACAGTCTGTACGACAAAGCAAAAGCCATTGCTACAGGTCGGCAATGGGAACCATCTTTTCTTCCAGTCATCTACGAGGCATCGCTACAGGATAATTTCTGCTCAGAAAGTGTCTGGAGGAAAGCAAATCCAAACTACGGCAAATCCATCACCAAAGATTACTTTGAGCGAATGGTTAGAAATGCCCAGCAGAACCCGTTTGAACTCAACCGATTTCTGAGACTGCACCTCAACATTCGTACCAAAACAGAAACAGCATGGATACCGTCATTTGTCTGGGCTAAAGGAAACCCGTCAGAAGAAGAACCTTTACTGTCACTTGTCAGAATTAAGGAATGGCTGAAGGAACACTACCGTTGGAACAACATTGCCAACGACCATTCTTTCAACAGCCCTCAGACAGAAATCAAGATTGCCAAGTACCAAGCCTATTGGTCGTGGTTTATCCGTCAATGTGAAACACTTAGAGACGAAGAATGCTACGCTGGCTACGACAATTCCTCAGTCAAAGACCTTGCTGCTTTAAGCCTGTGGTTTCCGAAGTACGGTGTCATTCTGCACTGGTCATGGTGTCCAGCCGCATCAATTCATCAGCGTTCTCAAGAGCAAAACATTCCATACAACAACTGGTGGGAAGCAGGTGTACTCAACTCCACATCGCCACAGGATACGGTCGATGAAAATGAAATTATCACCGCTATGCTTGGCGATGACTCCTGCCCCGGAATCCTGACATATTTCAACGGTTGTCGTGAAGTATGTTTTGACAGATGGGGAGCACATCACATATACACGTCGTTAAAACAGTACGGATATCCGGCAAGAGCTTACCCTCAATCCTACGCCGGAATGAACGAACCTTGCCGTAAAATGGAGGCATTGATTACTGATCAACAGTTACATCACGGAGGCAATCCGCTGCTGGACTGGGAAATCAGTAACGTCGTTCTGACTCAAAACAAAGACGGTCAGGTTCGCCCTGACAAATCCAAGTCAACCAACAAGATCGACGGTATTGTTTCTTCTCTCATGGGGATCGGCTCATGGCTGTACCCGGAAACTGAGACAATCACTGACATCAGGGGACTCAGATAAATGTTTGGATGGTTCAAACGAAACAAGCCCCCGATGCCCCATGCTGCAATCAACACCTTGATTGATGCAGCTTGGAACAGCAACGCAATGACGTGGGAAAACCTTTACGGTATCCTGAATCACGAGAAAATGGATCACACCCAGACAACGGCTGCTTTACGTTTGTCTGCGGTCAAATGTGCTTTGGACATCTACACCGGCATGATCGGTGCAGTCCCTCGCCGCATGTACGGCTTAGAACAGGGCACGCAAAAGAAGAACCGAATCATCTCAACTATTGAGCATCCGGCATCTCGCCTGTTCTCACACTATTTCAACCCAGAACTCTCCGCAGACGACGCACTGCTTCTGATCACATACGACATGCTGATGGACGGCAACTGTTACTTTCTCAGAGAGTATGACGCACAGAACCGAACATCCCGCTTGTATTACATTCACCCTTCCAGAATTCCTCGTGGCAACATCTTCAGAGCCACAGGACAGGAAAGCCTGACATCAGGAAGAAAAGCAGCAACAGGCGAATTGCTGTACAGGATTGACACAGGATACTCAGTTCGCGATGTCAACGTAGAACCTCTGCTGATTTCTCGCAGTGACATTGTTCATTTCAAGGGTAAGGTGATTGACGCAGAGTATCACCGAGGCCAAGGCTTCATTGCAAACAGTCAAAAGTCTTTAGACCTGTATCGAGCATCAGAAGAATTCGGCTGGAGGTTCTATTCTCGTGGCATCGCCACCCAGATGTTTCTGACAACAGACAACAGGCTGGCACCTGAAGTTCTCAAACGATTGGAAGCAAACTTTGCTGAAGATCCCAATGCTCCACTGGAAGATGTATTTCGTACACGCATTTTGGAACAGGGTTTGAAACCTGTTCACATGGGCATTCCTTTTCAGCATCTGCAATTCATTGAAACTCGTGCATTCAGTGTCGAAGATGTTGCCAGAGGTTTGAACATTCCTCCGATCTTGTTGCACAGCTACATGGGCACACAAGCCTCTGGCACAGACTTGTCTCAAGCCATCGCACTGTTTATTCAGACAGGCATTGGCCCGTTCATCAATCGACTGACCAATCTGTTTCGAACAGAGCTACTTCCTCTGCCGTCACAGATGCTTTATTCATTTGAGTTTGAGACATTGTACTTGTATCGCAATGTCATCGACAGATTCAGCACAGCCCTCCGCAACTTGTTTGAGATTGGCATTCTGGATAGAACAGAAATTCGTTCACTGCTGGGCACGTTTATCGACCCTTCAGATCCTGCTGCAAATCCACGGTATGTCCCTGTCAACCTGATGACGGTTGAACACTCGCTGTACCTCGAAGAACAGGCTCGCCTCAACAACGAAACAGCATCCTCTCAGTTGGAAATGCTTGACCTTCAGAAAGAGAATCAACGTAAAACCAATGAAGGCATGACACTCCCACAGGAACAGTCAGATAATTCAGAGGATGCAGAAGATCCTGAAGAACCAGACATTGAAGATGATGACCAGCCAGACATGGACAAGTCGCCATCTGATGAAAACATTGACAAACGCTTACGCACAGCCGACAACGCTGTCCGTCAAGGCTTTATCAATGTCGTCAATGGTCTTAAGCAGTATGAGGCAAGAGTCATCGGTCAAAAGCAGAAATCACGACCAGATGATTTTGATACTGCCAAGAATGAGTTCTATTCAGCAGAAGGTAAGTTTGCTCAAATGCTGAATGAACAACTCATGCCGTGGCAGGGATTATTTGCAGCAGTAAACCAGACTGATCCTGTTGATCATCTGATAGCAACTTGGTTACAGAATCAGATTCTCCCGGAGAACTATCATGAAGTCTCTTGTACTCAACCGTAAGTCCATGCCAAACGGCAACAGCCTTGAGTGTCAGGTAACATTCAACCAGTCGGACGAAATGCTGATCTACGATGTGATCATGCCTCAACGCTGGTCAGACGAAGACACATCAGTGACTCCCTCTGTCGTCATGGATTTTTTGAAAGACGCACCATCAGACCTGACTGTTCGCATCAATTCATCAGGGGGTGAAGTCGGATCTGCACTGACAATCTACAATCGCCTGCTTGAGCATCCGGGCAAAGTCACCACTATTGTTGACGGCTACGCTTTCTCCTCGGCAGGCTGGCTTGCCCTCGCCGGTCAGAACAGGCAAATCTGTAATGGTGCATTGTTCATGATGCACAACCCTTACCTCGACGCCCGTATTGATAGTGCAGAGGAAATCGACAATGTTCGTAATCGCTGGGAATCCCATCGGCAATCCATCGTAGATATTTTTACCACCAGAACTTCCATGACGGCTGATGAAGTCACCAACATGATGAAGTCTGAAACTTATATGTCAGCACAGGAATCTGTGGATAAAGGATTATTCCACAGCATTCGCAACGGCAAACCACAAACCGCCATACTCAACTCGCTTCGCATTCCACAAGAGGCTCTTAACAAAGCCATTATTTCATCTTCAGAAACATCCAAGCTGCGTCAAAGAGCTTTGAATCTTCGCAAACAATTTCTTGTAAAATAATTTGACACCACAACTCTGATCTGTTGTATTGCATAAATCTGTCTGCCCACAGCAACGCACATAAGCAGGCAACTGGCGTTAACCACTTCTGCCATCAAAGGCAGTGAACCTCACACCGGAGACTTTCATGACTTCACCAAAGCACGACGACATCACCAAGATGACCGTCAACCAACTTCAGGACGAGCGAACCCGCCTGATCACCTTGACTGAAACTTTCGACGCAAAAGGCGATAAGCTGTCAACGGAAGATGCAGAAGCCTACTCACAGGCACTCGACCGCATTGAAGCTGTTCAGAATGCCATGACCAAGACCCCCGTTGGTCTGGGAGAACGACGATCTGCTCTGCTGGCAACAACAGCAGTCGCCAACGCCGCAAACGGTCTTGTCGTCAATCTGTCACAGGGCATTCAGTCTCGCCCGCGATGGGAAGATGACAAGGACAAGTACGGCTTCAACACTCAGCAGGAATTCCTCGGTGCAGTTATCAACCTGTACCGTGACAAGAATCCTGACAAAGCAGACCCTCGACTGAAGCGAGCAGTGATGGACGCTGTTGGCTCTGACGAGTTCAGCAAAGCCAACTGGGAATCTCTCGGGGTCACTGTACCTCGTGGATTCATCAACACCGTTCTGCAACTGGAACCTGAAGCAGATCGCTTCACGTCACTCATGACCCGCATTCCAATGAATGCCCCGGTCGTTGACATTCCGGCACGAGTGGACAAGGATCACACCACCAGCGTAACCGGTGGATTCCGCATCTACCGTGGCAAGGAAACTCAGGCACCCACGCTCAGTAAGTCTGAGATGGAAATGGTCAGCCTGAAGGTCCATGAGCTGAACGGTGCTGCCGCAGTGACCAATCAGTTGATGTCTGACAGCCCGCTGTCTATTGCAGCTCTGATCGACACAGGATTGCGTCAGGAAGCACGCTCTTACCGCATGGACGAATTCCTGAACGGTAACGGCATCGGTCGTCCTCTTGGCTGTCTGCACAGCAACAATGCTGCCAAGCTGACTGTCCTGCGAGAAAATGGTCAGGCAACGACAGCCATCGTCAACGGCACGAACGTCCTCAAGATGCGTCAGCGTGTCTGGGGTTATGAGAACGCTGTGTGGCTCTGCTCACTCGATCTCTACCCGACAATCTTCACGCTGAGCATCGAATCGCCAAACAACGCTGGTCTGGTCAAACTGTTCTACCCGTCCACAGGTCCAGAACTGCCAGATACCCTTCTGGGTCGTCCTGTGATCTGGACGGAATACATGAACGGTATTACCAGCGGTCAGGATGGCAATGTCATCAGCGAATGGAATGACAACTTCTTCGCCTGCGTCAACCCAACGCAGATGCTGTACGGGGAACGAGGAACGGGCACCCTGACCCGCTCAATCCATGTACGCTTCCTCGAACGTGAAGAAGTGTTCCTGTTCACCTCATTCGACGATGCCCGTCCGTGGTGGAAGAGTGTCTTCACGCCGAAGAATGGAGGACTCACACAGTCACCATTCGTTGTGCTGTCCAAGACAACCGCCTGACACTGACTTGACACCCCCATTCTTTTCCTTCTCAGAAACTCATGAGGCATAAATAATGGCAACTCAAAAGTTCACTCACCTCAGTTCCAAGAGCCTGATTAAAGCTCTTGGTACGCTGACAATGAACGGTTCCATCGGCAATGCTTACGTTGCCACAGAGCTGTTCAACAAAGCAATGCTCGTGATCAACGATGCAACGCTTACAGGCTCTTTGACAGTCACTGTGACTGGCAATGCAGCAGCCGCTGGAAACAGCACTCACACAGTCATCAAAACTGTCGTGTTCAATCAGTACACGACGGACATGAGTGTGGAAGTTGACAGCGAAGAAGTCAGCTATGCAGAAGACGCAGCAGGGGCATCTTTCCTGTCTGTCTGCTTCCGTCTGACTGGCACCAACACCAACACGCTCAAAGCAGCAGTTCAAATTGATCCACTGCATCAGCGTGGCGATCTGACAGCAACCGGCACCGGTACGCTGACATGATTTTAGCCCAGAACTGGTTGCTCTGATCTCCTCTCTATCAGGGCAATCAGTCTGGCGTTTTTTCGCCGTAAGGTGGAAACCGCCGCAGTACTTCACGGGGGTGGAGGTACTGCGGTTTGGTTTTGGAGTCAATCATGCCGATGTTCATTGACTTATCTTCAGAAGCCTCACTGTCCACAATCGTGACAGAGGACTTCATACGCTCAGTCAAAAGGAATATCGGGTTTGATCCTGAGACACCCACAGACTCTTTGCCTGTCGATATCGAAGAACTTCTGCACGAGTGCATCAGCATCTGTGAACGAGAACAATGGCGTTTCCTGCTGCGTAAGACAGTCACTCTATCACTGCCTTACGAAGCCTTTACATCAGCAGATCGCCTGATGTTTTTGCCGTTTGGTCGAGTCACA